GAGCGTTGGGGTGCTTACTTCCGTCCAGCAGGTGTATCTGCACCGGCAGGTACCACAGAGTCTACACCAACCAGTGCACCTGCTACAAAGGCAGTGCCTGCTCCTGTGTCGGACTTCGATGATGACGAGTCACCTGTGGCCACAGCACCAGTCTCGGCTCCTGCCACAACAGCACCCACTCAGAAAGCCGAAGACATTTTGGCTATGATCCGAGCACGTCAGCAGAAGTAATTGAAAATTAGCCTGGGTGGTAACACCTGGGCTAAACAATACATATATGAAATTTTCTTTAGTATTTGATAACTCTGGCGATACTCTGCCCTTCGAGGTCAAGTATAATCATGAATTGTTTGAATTTTTTATAGATCAAACAAATAAAAAATCACAAAATGCGTTTTCTAACGATCGAGAACTTTACAAAAATCTAGATCAAAAACTAACACATTTGCATTGGGCAATAGCTAAGACAAATGAAATTTTCTATGAGTTGACAGGACAATCATTTAATCAACACACTGATTTGGAAAATTATCTGGATCAAGTGTTTCTTAACAAAGAGCATTCGGATTGGGTGTTTTCTCACTATCATGATATTAATATTGACACGCTAAGATTTAGCAGTAATATGCGCCAAGCACTGCTTGGTAGCAAGTTACATGAATTGTACCCTGACAAAATCAGGATTATTAAAACTGCTCCGGCACTAGAAAAACTAGGATACTTGTACCCGTTTAGAGAAGTAAACATGGGTATACATCGTTTAGAGTCTAGTTTTAATTTTTTAGAATTTAAAGCCGACGAAAAATGGGAAGTTTTTAAAAATCCTTTTAAAGATACTATGATCACCAACAATGACAGAGTAAATTTTTCTTTTGGGTATACATACGTCGGACGTCAATATTATAATAAGTTCAGATTTTTTGATACAGAATTAAAATGTCCAGATCATTACAATTATGAAAATTTAGAATTTGCATTCCAACTAAATTTATCAATGCCAGAAACTGTTCCTTTCAGTCCCGAGGCTGTGCAATGGGCAGAAAAGATGGGGATTAAATTAGTAGCAGAGCAGATTCCAATTGCAAATGTAGTTGACATAGAAAATAAGTTATTTGACTACAGAAAAATTTTATATCGTAATTCTCGAGACAATAATCGAGTAACAATTGTTAAACATTAAAAAAAGGCATATTATGGCAAAACCATTTGATATATCAAAGTTCCGCAAGGACATTACCAAAAGCATCCAGGGCTTGAGCATCGGATTTAACGATCCCACAGATTGGATCAGCACAGGCAACTATGCACTGAACTATCTTATCAGTGGGGACTTCAACAAAGGTATTCCCTTAGGCAAGGTAACTGTGTTTGCCGGTGAATCTGGTGCAGGCAAAAGTTACATCTGCTCAGGCAATATTGTAAAGAACGCACAAGAACAAGGCATCTTTGTTATTTTGGTTGACACAGAAAACGCACTAGACGAATCATGGCTACACGCATTAGGTGTAGACACAAGCCCAGCAAAGTTGCTTAAACTCAACATGAGCATGATTGATGATGTTGCCAAAGCAATCTCCACATTTATGATTGACTACAAAGCCCTGCCCGAAGAAGAACGTATGAAAGTTCTCTGGGTGATTGATTCATTGGGCATGTTGTTGACTCCCACAGACGTTAACCAGTTTGAAGCAGGTGATATGAAAGGTGACATGGGTCGCAAACCCAAAGCTCTCACTTCGCTTGTTCGTAATTCTGTTAACATGTTTGGTAATTATAATGTAGGATTGGTTGCCACTAATCACACATACGCAAGTCAAGACATGTTTGATCCCGATGACAAGATCTCCGGTGGACAAGGTTTCATCTATGCAAGCAGTATCGTTGTTGCTATGAAGAAGATGAAACTTAAAGAAGATGAAGATGGCAACAAGGTAAGTGAAGTGAACGGTATTCGTGCCGGTTGTAAAGTAATGAAAACACGCTATGCTAAACCTTTCGAAGGAATGCAGGTTAAGATTCCTTACTCAACTGGTATGAGTCCACATTCGGGTCTAGTTGACTTGGCGGAAAAGAAAAACATTCTCAAGAAAGAAGGCAACAGTTTGGTGTTTGTCACTAGTGATGGCGAAGTAATCAAACAGTTCCGTAAAAAATGGGAAGCAAATGAAAACGGCTGCTTAGACAAGCTGATGGCAGACTTTGCCAACCAGAAAGCAGAGGTAAGTATTGTTGAGGAGGAAGCAGAATGAGTGAAGTAGTAGCAAGCGAAATTTGGGGAGAACTCAAACGTTTTGTAAACACAGTTGATCGCCAGGAGGCAGCGGAAACTGTGGTTCAAATTTTGATGGACAATGCTATTGAAGTCGATGATATTCGTAATGCATTTAAAGGCGATTTAGATATTAAACGAGCACTTACAGCATATCTTGACAACGACAAGGACTATGCAGAGGATGAAGAAGAAGATCCGGAAGAAGAAGATTACAACGAAGACGACTGGGAAAACTAATGGTCAACTCTGTACTGCAAAATTTTTATTGTAGTGAAAAGTTTACTTGGCTGTCTGTCGATCTTGAAAAACGTCAATCTTATTCCTGTTGTGCAGTAAAGCCACACACAATTGATTTAGATTGGGTAAAACACAATCCAGGACAGTTGTTTAACACACCGCACTTGATTGAAGAACGGCAAACAATGTTAGCAGGACAACCAGTAGCCAGCTGTCAAAGTCCGTGCTGGCAACCCGAAAGTCAGAATCTGACCAGTCGTAGAATGTTGTTTCCAACCCAGGAAAAACTGTTCAATTCAACACAAGTGTCGGCTCCGGAAAATTTGAACATTGTGCTAGGGTCAACTTGCAATTTGACCTGTTCATATTGTTGTAAACAATACAGTTCTGCCTGGTCACGAGATCTTCAGGAAAATGGACCATATACTGATCAAGATAGATTTAAAATTTTTCCAATAGACAAAATTTTGAACAAACTTAGTCAGAGTGAACATCAAACTAGCATTGGCTATCTTTCTCTTGTTGAAGAAATTGAAAGCCTGGAAACCACTGATTGTGTTCATCTTACCGGAGGCGAACCTTTCTTATACAATAATTTTGCAGAGATTGTTAACAGAATCACTCTAAACAACAGAGTTAAAATTTTCACAGGTATGGGAGTCAATCCAACTAGATTTAATTCACAGTTGTCAAAGTTAATCAACCGTGATCGTATAACATTGGTGGTGAGCGCAGAAAACTGTAATGATCTCTACGAGTTTAATCGATTTGGTAATACCTGGCAAAATTTCAATGTTAACCTGGCAGAAATTCAAAATCAAAAGTTTGATTGGTATTTTTCATCTGTGATTAGCAATTTAACCATATTTGGATTTGCTGAATTTGCAAAACAGTTTGAAGGTCGCTATATCAAGTATGAATTTTGTAGTGACCCAGATTTTTTAAGTGCAAATGTACTTGATGATGCCAGCAAAGATCATGTGATTGGCATGCTGAACAATAGCAATATTGATTTTAAAGATAAGTTGATTAGTTCAATCGAGGTTGCTACTACAGAACAACACAGGGATCAATTGTCGTTGTATCTTGTTGAGTTTGCTCGTCGTCGCAAGTTAAATCTTGACATTTATCCAAGCACATTTGTGCAGTGGGTGACACATGCCCAACATAATTAAAATACAACCAGTGTCTCCGGTGTTCAGTGTAACTTGGAATATTGGCACAAGATGTAACTATGATTGCATGTATTGTCCAACATCGTTGCATGATAACTATTCTGAGAACTCACCGTTGGCAGTATTGCAACAACGATGGCAATACATATATGAAAAAACCCATCAGCGAAAATTAAAATACAAAATCAGTTTTACTGGTGGCGAGGTTACTGCCAACAAGCAATTTTTGCCACTAGTTGAATGGTTAAGAACACAATACAGCACTCATATTGATCAAATTTTGTTAACAACCAATGGTAGTGCTAGTTTTCAATATTACAAAAAAATATTTGCTTGCACAGACAATGTATCTTTTAGTTTGCACAGTGAACATGTGAATGAACAACTGTTTTTTAATAAAATTATAAAATTACATCAACAGTTAGAATCGGGCAAACACCTGCATGTTAACATCATGAACGAATTTTGGAATCAAAGTCAAATTGAAAAATATGTAAAACTGTTGAGCAAACATGCAATCAGTCATTCTATCAATACCATTGATTACTCGGTACAAACACGATTATACCCAATTATGAAAGGCAAACTAAATCTTGGAATTAACTAATCATCAGTATTATAATTGTCATGTACATGTGGACAATAATCAAAGTTTTTTAATGGATGCCAATTGGTTGCACAACAACAATTTGGATCAATGGCAAAATTGGCAATGCCACGCTGGACTTGACAGAATTTATGTCAGTCCCAGTGGCAACGTATACAGTGGTGAATGCCAAAATGACTTGCTGGGACACATTGACCAAGACTGGCAATTGTTTTCTCAACCAACTGTATGCCAACAAATTACTTGTACAGGGTGTACTGATGATTTAATTATAGAAAAACAAAATGTGGTATAATCGTGTTACTGCTAATCTGGGAGAAATCCCAGACTTTATTGCTCATTACGAAAATGAACTTGTTTCTGCACGACGTGAATGTGCCATTGGCGGAATGGTTGAACGAAATATCACAGCACTTCCGGGTATTACTGAGCATCGCTTTAATCAACTACAAGAGATTGAAGCAGTGCTGAACTTCCTTAATATACAACTACGTAAGATTCGTCGACGACATTTTCAAAAGTATTTAGAAGGTTATGCTCGCGCATTAACCAGTCGTGATGCTGAAAAGTATGTGGATGGTGAGGATGAAGTGATTGATTTTGAAACCATTATCAACGAAGTTGCACTACTACGCAATCGATTTTTGGGCATTATGAAAGCAATGGAAAGTAAAAACTTCATGTTGGGACATGTGGTTAGACTGCGAGCAGCTGGCATGGAAGATATACAGTTATGACATTTAGAAACGATGACGAAAGTCATGCACACAGTTTACAAACACTCAACACACTGTTTGAGTACGATGACTTTATGGAAAGCATTGGCACA